CGGAGGGCGGGTCGTCAGTTGGGTGGTAACTCGGTTCAGGTGGTAACCGGGGTGGTAACTGGTAACCCTGGTAACCAAGTTTCGGGATCGGACGCAAGCCGAATGCCGCGCTCGCGCCCCCCGCATGGCGAAGGCGACAGGAAGGACCCGTCGTCTCAGGGCCCGGTGAGCGATGCGGGCTCGCCGCCCGCACCACCCGCCGGATCATAGCCGTCATGCTAGCCCAATACCGCGTCGGATGTTGCACGGTCCAATGCCGCTCACATACCCTCGTTGCCGCTCAGCCACCCGCATGCACGCCAAACCACGACACTTCACGCTGACACGACGGATTCGGCGTTCAGCCGGTCGGCCACCGCCTGCAGGGCGCGATGCCAGCGACGCCACCCCGTGGTGCGATCGCAGCCGAAGCGCCGGCAGATGTCGCGCCACTCGAACTGCCGGGCGCGCATCCACACGAGATGCCGTTGCTCGACCTCAAGCCACTGCACCCAACGCATCGTCTCCATCATCCGTTCAACGGACTCGGGTGACGGCGGGAGCGGTCGATGATCGTCCTCGGGCATGCCCAGCACTTCCCAGGGCTCGCGCTTGAACTCCGGCCAGACGTTGAAGTAGCTCTGCACCCTCACCCTGGGCAGGCGCCGGGCGGTCTCGGCGGCCTCGGCGAAGCGGGCCGCCACGTCCTCCTTGGTCCACTCATCCACGGTGCTTCTCCCCGTAGAGCCGCTCGCCCAGCCGGCGCACGAACTCGCGCTCCACGAAGTCCAGCCGCTCGTCCTGGGCTGAGACCACCAGGATGCGCTGGGCGCGCCAGCCCTCCTGCTTGAGGGCCTCCAGGTCGGTGACCTCGGGTTGCAGACGGCCCAGGGGGCAGCGGTAGTGCTGTGCCGGGATCTTCATGTCACACCTCCTGCGTTTCGACGGCCCAATAAAGCAGAGCCAGGGCGTCTGCCTCGTTGTCATCACCGGGGGTGAAACCGCGGGCCTGCGCGGCGGCGATCATCTCGGCCTTGCCGGCGTTGCCCTTCCCCGTCGCATGCTTCTTGATCGTGCCCACGGGCACGCCCTGATAGGGGATGCCGTGGTGCTCGCACCAGGCGGTGAGCTGTCCCATGAAACCGCCGTAGGCGTGTGCGGCGTCGACGCCGGCGTGGCGGCGCACCTCCTCAAACACCACGAGGTCGATGCCCTCGGCGCACTGCTTCAACTCCGCGAGCCAGCGCTTAAACCGGAGGAAGCGCATGCCGCCCCCTTCGAAGCGTTGTGGGAGGAAGCTCTCGGAGCCGCTCGTGATATGGCCGTCGTTGCCGCGCAGCGCCCAGCCGGTCTGAGTGCCCAGGTCCAGGGCCAGGATCGTTTGGTTCATCTGTCGCTCCAGTTCGGCGGGTGACAGATGGTGTCCGGTCTGCCGGTTATCTCTTATACGTGCGCGCACGCGCGTATACGGGTTAATCAGCAGACCTGCCCCCATCTGTCACCCGGTTCAGTCCATCGGATCGTAGTAGCTGCGGTTGTAGGGCTTGGGGCGGGTCATCAGGCCCTTGACGGCCCGCACCCCGCCGTGCAGGCGCGTGCGCTCGAAACCGCGCGAGAGCAGGGTCTCGACGAAGCGCTTGATGGAGCCCACGTACTCGCCGGCCCGCTCCGCCCACTCCCGCCAGTCCGCGTAGAGGTCTGAGGTCGAGACCTTGGCCTCGGCGTGCTGCTCGCAGCGCTCCTCGATCCACTGCCCGAGCGCGTCCTCGGCTTCGAAGTACTCCTCGGTCGCCGACACGACGCAGGCGGGCGGCTGCAAGCCGTCACGCTGCCAGGCGAGGCACCCCGCCACCGCCCAGGCGAGGATGCCGTCGCGCTCGGCGAGCAGCTTCTCGGTGAGCTTGCCGTCGCGCCGCTCGGGCGCGATGGTCACGGTGAAGGGGATGAGGTGCAGCCGCCGCTTCATCGCCTCGTCCACGTTGCGGATGGCGGGCTTGTGGTTGCCGGCGATCACCAGCTTGAACTGCGGCACGTACTCGAAGAAGTCCTGGCGCATGAAGCGCGCCGAAACCTTGTCGCCGCCGGTGATGGCCTTGACTTTGGACTCGTTCCAGCGCCGACCCTGCTCGGTCTCGATCGAGGCGACGAATCGGGCGCCGCGCAGGCCGGCGAGATCGGTCGGGTGCCGGTCGCCGCGCGCTTCCATGAAGGTGTCCATCGGCGCGCTCGCCGCGTAGTCGCCGAGGATGGTGGAGACGACGTTCACGAACACGCTCTTGCCGTTGGCGCCGGTGCCGTAGAGGAAGAAGAGCGCGTGCGCGGACGTGGCGCCGGTCAGGCAATATCCGACCATGCGCTGTAGGTAGGTCTGCAACTCGGCGTCGCCGCCGGTCACGTCAGCGAGGAAGGCGAGCCAGCGCGGGCAATCGCCCCGCGGCGTCGCGGTCGCGAGCTTCGTCATGCGGTCGCGCCGGTCGTGGGGCTTGAGGCGCCCGGTCGCGAGGTCCACCACCCCGCCCGGCGTGTTGAGGGCGAAGAGGTCGGCGTCCCACTCCTCCGACGTGGAGGCATGCCGCCGGTCGGTGCGGGCGAGCCGCTCGACGCCGCCCACCGTGCCGCTCGCGGCGAGCTTCGCCGCCAGCCGGTGCGAGTCGGCCTTGATCGCAGCTTCACGGCAGATGGCGCGGATGAGGTGATGCACGAGGAGCGTCTCGTCGGCCTGCCAGCGGCTTCCTGTCCACACCAGCCACTTGCCCCAGGCGGCGCAGTAGCGCCAGTCCTCGCTGTAGCGGGCGGTGAAGGTGAGCGCCAGCGCGTCGTCGGTGGCCCAGACCGAGGCTTCCTGGGTGGGCAGGCCGTCGGCCTTCTTGATGCTCATGCGCGGACCAGCCGTCACGAAGGCCGCCGCTTCGAAGCCCTCGGCCAGCGCATCGGCCGCGTCCCACCCCTCTGGCTTCTCGTCGGGCGGGAGCAGCACGTCGCAGGTGGTGGCGCCGGCCGCGAGCGCCGCCTGGGCGGCCGCCATGGCGTAGTCCCAGCCCGGCTTGTCGCGGTCGGGCCAGACGAGCAGGCGCTTGCCCTTCAGCGGCGACCAGTCGGTCTTCTCCACCGGGGCGTTCGCGCCGTGCATCGCCGTGGTCGCCACGATGCCGACCTCGATCAAGGCCTGTGCGCACTTCTCGCCCTCGACCAGCACCACCGTTTCGGCGACGGCCATACCGGGCTGGTTGTACAGGGGGCGCGGCTCGGGCGGCGCCATCTTGCGGCGGCGTGCGTCCCACGGCCGGAACTCCTTCTTGCCTCCCGGCGGGTCGTAGCGGTAGACCACCGCGATCAGCTTGCCGTCGGCATCGTGGTAGTCCCACTTGGCGGTGGCCGGGCCGAGGTCGTCGACCGGGGCCTCGCGTTTCGCCTTGCGTGCGGGCATTGTGCGAGCGCGGCCGAGCAGCCGGCCCGCCTCTTCCAGCACCCGCGCAAAATCACGGTGCGCATCGAGGCCGAGGTGCGCGGCGATGAGGTCGAACAGGTCCCCGCCGGAGCCCTCGGCGCGGTCGGTCCACAGCCCCGCCTTCTCGCCGGCAAGCACCACCTCCAGGCTGTCGCCCGGGCTGCCCAGCACGTCACCGATGCGGAACTTGCCGTGCCGCTTCTTGCCCGCAGGGAAGATCGCGCCGAGAACGCCTTCCAGATTGCCGAGGAGCTCGGCGCGAACGGCGTCGCGGTCGACCTCCCTGTCCTGCTCGGGAAGCGACACGGCATCGTTGAAGTCGATCATTCAGCTGCCTCCGTTGCACCCTGGTTGCGATGGCGCGCCGACCAGGCCTCGAGTTCGGAGAGCCGGAAGCGGATCGTCCGCCCGATGCGGTAGAAAGGGATGGCGCGTGCCCGGCGGCTCGCCGGCTTGGTGAAGTAGTAGAGCGGCAGGTTGAGCGCCTGCGCCGCGTGGCGAGCGTCCACCATCGGCTCGACTGCGGGCGGTAGGGGAAGGGAATGTTTCATGGTGTGGATCTCCAGCAGCGGTCCTGCCAGGCGCACATCCGACACTCGAAGTGCGTCGGCTCGGCAAACGAGCGCGGTAGCAGCTCGCCGGCATCGGTGGCGGTGATGATCTTCACCGCCCGGTCCGACATGCGCTGGGCCAGGGCCGCATCAAAGGGCACGAGTTCGGCGTAGATCTCCATGGTGTCGGCATTCACCGCCGTGAAGAGCGCCGGGTGCTCGTGCAGTTCGAGATAGGCCTGGTAGAGGGCGACCTGGGCGGCATAGACGGGCTTGGCCACGGCGAGCCGGTGCTTCTCCAACTCGCGCCAGGACTTGCCGCCCAGGCACTTGTTCTCCCACAGGCAAGGGCAGGCGAAGCCTTCGGGGCCGCCGACGATGACGCCGTCGATGTGCCCCTGCAGACGGCCGTCCGCCACCGAGAAACCGAACTGCTTGCCGTCGGCCTTGCGGGTGCGCAGATCAAACCCTGCGCCCCGCAGCCACGCGACCATGCTGTCCTCGATAACGTGGCCGCGCTCGAAGATGCGCAACATCCGGCCCTCGATCTCGCGGCCATAGTCGACGGGCGCCTGCGCATACTCGTATTGCAAGGCGCGCTCGCAGGCGACACCCAGGCGGGAGGCGCCGAGATAGCGCCGCGCCTCCTCCTTGGCCCGCGCCTGCTGCATCGCGGCATCGATCAGGGCGGTGAGCCGCCCGGAGAAGGATGCGGTGGAGTTGAAGTCCAGCATCACGCCTCCCACGGCAGGTCGTCCTTGAGGTCGGCGAAGGGACCGGCCGCCTCCAGCCCGCGGATCGGCGGATGCTTGGTGACCTCGTGGGCCTCGACCATCGCGTCCGTGTAGCAGGTGACGATGGCGTCGATCACCCGCAGCGCCTCGGCCTCGGAGTACGCCCCGAGGGGCTTCTCGAAGCCGATCTCGCCGGCCGCCTCGCCGAAGGCCTTCAGGCACTTCTTCATGGCGGCGAGCTCCATGTCAGACGGATCGATCATGAAAACCTCCCTCTGCGAGGGCAGCGTGTCCGCCCATAGGCCGTAGAGCCAGTGGAAGGCGTCCTGGCAGCGGCGGCTGCAAAACACCCAGTCGAGGGGATAGCGCCGGGGGTCGGCGATCCTGAACCGGCCGTCCATGTGGCCGAGCCCCCGGGCTTGTCGCGAGCAGACCCAGCATTTGCCGCTCATTGCATTCGCTCTCGCCTTCGGCTTCGCGAAACTTCGCTTCGCTCGTTTTCACGCAGCCTCCCGAAGCCGTACCCGCTCTGCAACGGGGCGATTGCCCTCGATGAAGCCGTCGCCGTCCGGAGCGAATGTCGTGCCGGGGTAGGCGCAGCGCCCCTGCCGGCCCATGCGCTGCTGGTAGGCGGCCGTGCAGTCGGTGCAGTAGTCGCTGCCCCCCGGTGTGCTGCGAAAAGCCGCCTCCCGCCAGAGGTCGAACTGCCGGCGCGAGCCGAAGCACTTGGGAATGGATCGGTTCATCGGCCCGCCCTCTCACTGCGCCCAGGCGGGCTTGCCGGTCGGGGCCGGGCGCTGCGGAGCCGTGTAACCGGCAGCCGGCGAGGACGGACGCGCCGGCGCCGCCGAGGAGGACGGACGGGCGGCAGCGCCCCCCATGAGCGCGCCGTAGTCCTTGTGGTCGGGCTCGACGGCAAGCTTCACCACGTTGCGATCCTCGCCCTTGGCGTCCTTCTCGACATCGATGCGCGCGGCGAACTCGATGCCGTCGAGCTCGTGGAAGCCCTGGATGCGCCGGGCGGCCGCCGCCTGGGGGGAGTTGTCCTGGGGATGGACGCCGCGCGCCGAGTTGAGGATGCCGCGGATCAGGGCGCGGCCCATCTGGCCCCAGGTCGGGCCCTTGGGCGAGTGCAGGCCGATGTTCGACCAGAGCTTGCGCTTCGCGAACGGACCCTCCAGCACGACGAACTCGCAGGCCAGGTAGGTGCTCCCCGTCTCGAAGCTCTGGGTGGCATAGCCACCGGTCCAGCCCTGCGCCGGGTCGTCGAAGCCGCCCGGCTTGATCGTCATGCGCACGCGCACCAGCGTGCCCTTCGGGATGAGGTCGAAGCCCTGCTGCTGTTCGGCGTCGTTGAAGTCGTTCCATGCATTCGTGGTCATTTCTTGCTCCTGGTTTTCGGGGTGGTCTTGGGGGTGGCGGCGGCGAGCTGCTGCTTCATCGCCCTGGCGCGCTTCTCCAGGGCGTCCATCTGCGCGTTCAGGCCCGCCACGCGGGTTTCCATTTCCATCAGGCTGTGCCGCAGCCAGGTGTTCTCGGCGCTGAGCCGCCTCACCGTGGCCTTGGCCGCCTTCTCGAAGGTCTTGAACTCGGCGCCGGTCATGACGCGGTCTCGCCGAGGCACTTGCGGATGAGCTTGCCGAGATCGGGCTCCTCGACCGCGTCGAGCCGGCCGCTGCGATCCTTGCTTGGGAATCCGTAGGGGTTGTCGGCGCGGGTGACGAAGCCCCGGTAGGGGGTGCCGTCGTCGGCCTTGAGGACGGCCAGCGTCACCACCTCATCGAGCACGCCCGGAAGCTCGAGGGCCGTCTTGCTGCCCTCCAGCTGCAGGCGCAGATAGCGCCGCTTGAAGTCGTCAAGCGCTTCCTCGAGGATGGCGACATAGATCACGTGCTTGTCCCGTACGTGCTGCAGGTGGGTGAGCGCCGTGATCATTTCCTGGCCCAGCAGGCCGTACGCGCCGCGCGTGTCGGGCTTGCCGGTCTTTTCAGAGAAGGCCTGCGGCTGGGTCTTGCACCACGCAAAGCACTGGCGCGAGAGCACAGTCAGGGAGTCCACGAAGTAGTAGTCGTACTTCGCGAGCTGCGCCGGGTCGCCGTACTGGTCGCAGACGTGCCGGTAGTGCGGCTCCGAGAAGGCCTGGTCGGCGCTCGCCGTGGGCAGGGGCCCGGCGAGGAACACGACGAGATCGCGAAATTCGCTCCAGGTGCGCGGGCGCACCGTGTCCCCGGGCCAGTCCCTGACGGCGAGGTCGCCGGCCTCGAGATCGACGAACAGGGTCTTCTCGGGCGGCAGGGTCTTGAGCTGACTGGTCTTCCCCACGCCGGGGGCGCCGACCAGCCCGATCTTGGCGGAATGCCGCTCGCGCAGCCGCTCTTCGGCGCTGATGATGGGCAGGGCCATTACGCGGCCTCCCTGAGCAGCTCGGCTACCTCGGGCTTCCAGAGGATCTGGTAGCCGGAGTGGCCGTTACGCGAATACGGGAGCGCCTCGCCCCACGCCTTGCCGGCCTCGGTCAGTTCCCACTCGTCGCGGTCGTTGCGGTGCTGGAAGCCCAGGGCGGCAAGACGCAGATTCACGCTCTTCGCCGAGAGACCGACCAGCTCGCCGAGACGGGTGGGATTCACCGCGGCCAGCGGCTCGTTGCAGGCGGGCAGCGCCCTGCGCAGGGTCTCCACCGAAAGGCCCGTGTTCTGCTGGATGCAGGTGAGGGTCGCCGCCATGGCGATGCCGTGCTTCACGCCGGGCACCTTGGCGATCGCCTCGCCGATCAACAGGATGGCGGTGACGCGGTCCTGGGTCGGTGCCGGGAGCGCGCCGACCGAGCCGGGCGCGGCGTAGCCGCCCATCCTGCGGATCGCCGGAAGCACCTCGCGGGTCACCCAATGCTTGAAGCGCCGAGCCGCCTCCAGGTGGCTGCCGAAGATGAGGGCATAGAGCCCGGATTCGTTGACGTGATTCGTCTGCTGGGTGCGGCCGATCTCGTCGATGGCGTCACGTTTCGTTACGTCATCGGGGTCGACGTGATCGGCGACGGCCTTGCGCGGATTGCTGTAGCCGAGGATGCCGCAGACATCCTTGGCGTTGAACCAGGGCTCGCCCGTCTCGTCGAGACTGACCCGGACGGACTCGCCCTCGTAGCTGAAGGGGATGATGTTGGGCATGCTCAGACTCCTTGGTCGCTCACGAGGGCCAGGCGGAAGGAAGGCTTGCCGGCCTTGACGGTGCGCGCCGGTGCGAACTGCTCCTTGAGCGCCGGCGGCCAGTTGCTGAAGCGGTGCTCGGGAACCGAGAGCTCGACGTCCATGTAGTCCTGGACGCGCTCGCCGGCGGCGACGATGCGCTCGGCCATGTCCGCCAGGCGCTTCTGGTCCCACGAGACGCGCTTCGGAAGCTCGTAGGTGACGCGGAGCCCGCCGTCGGCGAGGTGGGTGACGCCGAAATCGCGCCCGGAATCGAGCAGCGCGGCGCGCCCCTGTTCGCCGTAGCGGGCATCCAGCGCAGCATTGAGCCGCTCGCGGGCCTGCTTGACCTGGGTCTGCAGCTCGTTGAGCAGAACGTCCAGCTCCTGCAGGCGCTCCTGCGGCAAGGCGGCCATCTGGCTCACGGAAAGGTCGGGCAGGCCGAAGGTGATGGTGGCGATGTCGTTCATGGCCGGCACCTCAGGCGAACGCCCGCTCGGAAGTCGAGCGGTAGAGGACGCGCTTTTCCCAATCGAGGACGCCGTCCTGGCCATCGAGGGGATAGGCGACCTTCCGGGAGAAGCGGGCGAAGACCGGGCCCTGCCCGATGCCGCGCCAGCGCTGCAGCGTCTTGGGCGAGAGTCCCCAGCGGTTGGCGAGCTCGAGCTCGGAGAGGAAGCGCCGCTCGGCCTTGGCCTCGGGCGCGGGAGGGATCTTGAGTGTCACCGGATGCTCCTTTCAGCAGTTGATCGGTGACACGAATACTGAAGCGCATGCCCGGGCGGCCCGGCGGGAAGGCCGGCGGGAAATCAGCGGATTGCGGTTCTAAAGCGCCACAAATGCGATGCCCCGCTTCAGGCGGGGCATCGGGTGTTGTGGAGGCGGTGAGCGGAAGCTATCGTTTCAACCAGTAGAAGCCGTGGTCGTCCCACTCGACGATGCGCTGGAAGGCTTCCAGTTGGCGAGGGTTGTGACGAAAGAGTTCCAGCGGGTTCTTCTGCGTCGAGCCGAGATCTTCCATGATCGAGTCCTTGAAGCACTTGCGCCCCTTGGCGGCGTGAAGGTAGGCGAACCCCCGCGCCTGGAGGGCGCTGAACTCGTACTCCTCCCCGTCGATCACCGCGACCCGGAAATTCTCGAAGAAGACCGGGCTCGTATCGTGTTGTCGCAGATGCGCGGGTTGCAGGCACCACGCCCAGCGCGCCTCGTCGAGCTCCAGCTTCCCGCTGCGCCAATGGACGATCTCGGCGAGATGGACGTAGGGCAGCGACAGATCGCTCACCATCGCCGCCGACTTCGGCGTCGTCGCGATGATCACCGCGTTGTCGCATTCGACCTTCTCGAAGAGTGCATCGCGAAACGCCTCGTGCGTTCCGTGGTCGTCCAGCCGGCGCGCCAGGAGGATGCGGCGCGAGCGCCGCCCCTCCTTGTAGTCACCCACTTTCCAGAACGTGCCGGGCACGAACGCTTCGGAGTCCTGCCGGCTAGCGATTCCAAAAGCCTGGCGCAGCCGTGCGAGCAGCCAGTCCGGATCGGCCGCCCACGCCTTCAGGCTCGCATTGGTGATCGCTACATAGCCGCATTCCGGACACAGTCCCTGGAGGACACCCCTGGACTTCTTGGGCTCCACATCGTGCTCGCCGCAGGACGGGCACAGGATCAGCGGCACGTCGGCGGCGGGGCTCAGCGCCCCGCAGTCGCGCAGCGTCCGAAAGGCGTCAAGATCGTCAGGCTCCAGGGCATCCTCGACGAGACGCCCCTCGGGCGTTTCCAGCACCTCGATCAGCAACCCCAAGGCGCGGGGCGCGACCGGCCTCACGGCTGGTCAGCCTCGGCCGGGGCGGGCTGCTCGGCTTTGGGCGCCTCCACGAGGCCCCACTCCACCAGCAGCGGCTCGATCAGTTTACGTTCCTCCTCGGTGAACTTGTGCAGGTTGGCCTGCCCTTTCCGATTGAAGCGCACCGGCAGGGTTTTCTTCTTCTCGCCGCCACGGCCTTCCTCCGGGTAGAAGGGCAGTTCGATCAGCGCCCCGACGATCTGCCATTGGCGCTTCAGGGGGTTGTCCGACGGGTAGGCCACGTCAAGCAGCTTTTCCACGGAGGCCCGGTTGCCCCGCCCCATGACCTCGTGGGTGCTACGCAGCCCGGTTTCCAGTTGCAGCGTGGCGATGCTCTTCAGCCTGGGCTGCTCGATGCCGATCGCTTCGCGGTCGAAGATGTCCACGCCATCCCGCAGCGCATTGAGCCGGTAGGTCTGGCGCGTGATGCGCTTGGCGGCCCCCTTCTTCCCGAGCCCGTGCTCGGTGAAGGCCTCCACCAGCACCTTGTGGGCCTCGGCGCCGCCGGGGGCGACCGTCTCCGTGCGACCGGTCGCCAGCTGGTAGTTGAGGACGAGGGTGCGGGACAAAATCAGGGGGCCGCGCCGCAAGTGGCCGTCGACCCACACCGCCCGGTTGCAGGCGTGGTCGGCGAGGTCGATCACGAAGAGGACGGCGCCCTCGAGGTGACGGGGCACGACATAAGGCTTGTAGTTGCGCCCATAGCCGAAGCGCTTCAGGTAGAAGCCGGCCACGGCGGCGGCGATGGTGTTCTGCACCGCTTCGTCCAGGTGCGGGTCCGGGCAGGCAGGCAGCGTCCAGCGCTGGGACGAGTCCCGCGTCAGGCCGTCGTCGAACAGGCGGGCAACCACCGCCTCGTTGAACTTCCCGGGAGCGTGGACGTAGAGCCACAGGGCCCGCTCCTCCGGCGACTCGAGGCTCTGGAAGGCGGCCGCGATCTTGGGGTCGGAGCCGCACACGGTCAGCATCTGGCGCGTGCCGGGACCGTCGGCCAACTGGGCGATCTGCTCCAAGGCGGCGATTAGGTCATCGCGCACCGCCGTCTCGGGGTGCGCCTCGATGGCATCCGCCAGGGCCGCCGCCAGGACCGGCTCGTCAGCCGACCAGTCCACTGCGTCCTTGGCGTCGAACAGATGCTCGGCCAGGAACTCCCGCATCAGGTCGGTATTGACCGGGAGGTTGCGAAGAAAGCTACGGAAATTGCTCACCATCAGTCATGCTCCTGTTTCTTGTGCCAGGTAGCGTCGCCGACGGCCTCCCATACTCCACGGTCGTCGCGGCGGGTTCCAAGCGGGTTGATCGTCGTACCCTTTCGCCGCGAAGCCGCAACAGTATGATCGCTATACAACGAAAGAGAACTTGCTTGTGATTGTATCCTCCCCTGCCTGCCTGTCAACTATCATGCACCACCGAGTTCTCTTTTGTGGTATTTTGAAAAAACGTGTAATTCGAGAGGAGAGACGTCGGTGACCACGCCCTTCGGCAGTCGGCTACGCCGGCTGCGTCAGGAGCGAAACCTGACCATGGAGCAGTTGGCCGAAATGGTCGGGGTGTCCAAGAGCTACATCTGGGCCCTGGAGAACAAGCCGGCCCAGCGCACGTCCGCCAACGTCATGAACGCCCTGGCCAAGGCCCTCGGCGTCACCCTGCAAGACCTGATGGGCGAGCCCCTGCCCGAAGCGCCGGAAGAGGCCCCCGAGCCCGAGGATGTCATGTTCTTCCGCAACTACATGGGCATGTCGCCGGAAGAGCGGGAGAGCTTTCGCAAGATGATGGAGCTCTTCAAGGGACAGAAGACCAAGTGACCCAGAACAAGAAGAAACGGGACATGGCCGGCGCCAAGGCGGCCATTGAGATCTCCCGCTGGATCGAGCCCTGGGGCGAGGGGCGGTTCCCCGTCGATGTGGATTTCCTGGCGAAGGGCGCCCACACGATGTATGGATGGGATGACGCCATCACCATGATCCACGCAGGCACCTGGACGAGCTTCGACGGGTTCCTAGCCCGTAATCCCGACAATCCCAAGGAATGGGCCCTGAGCTACAGCGAACATCTCACCCCGGGGCGCCAGCGATTCACGAAGGCCCATGAGCTCGCGCACTACGTGCTGCACAGCCGCTGGCAGCACGAGTTCCGATGCGGTGCCGATGCGATCATCGAGAAGGACACCGGCGAGGACAACATCGAGGCCCAGGCGAACCAGTTCGCGAGCTACCTGCTGATGCCGGCCAATCATGTCCGTCCTCGCATCGAGAAGTCGCCGATCACGCTTGACCTCATCAGCGACCTGGCGAAGTTCTACGGCGTCTCCTTCGAGGCCATGTGCATTCGGGTAGTCGAGATCACCGGCGAGCGTGCGGTGCTTGTGTACTGGGACAACGGCATGATGCGCCGCTGGTCACGTAGCGAGGCCGCGAAGACCCAGCGGCTCTGGATAGAAGAGCCCATGGACCAGCCGCTGACGCCGATCGCCGGAACGATCGCTGCTGACCAGTCGATCCGTCACTGCCCGGAGGGCAAGTACGTTCCTGCGAACCTCTGGTTCCGCAACGCGCCCGAGGGGGAGATGCTCCGCGAGATGAAGCACACCTCGGACAAGTTCGAGCGGGTGCTGTCGCTGCTGATCGCGCCCAAGTTCGAACCGCGCTGGGCGCGTGACTGGGGCGACGAAACCTACGATACGTTCGACCGGTTCATCGAGCGCGGCCAGTACCCAGTCCGATAACAGCTGCGTAGGTGAGGCCCGGGTCTCGTTCAATCCGGTTCCGATGCCTCGTCTCCGGCGGTGGGCAGCACCCGTGCAATGACCTCGGCGGCTGATCGGATGGCGTCGATGATTTCGCACTCGTCGGCAACCATCTGCTCGTAGCTCACTGGATAACTCCGGCATGCCTCCGGTCGAGTCTCATGGATCGTGCACCGGTAGGTAGCCACTCCCCGATTCTTCCGAAGAAACGGGCATCGTGACAACTCGATGCCATCGTCGACCCATAGGTCATAGAACCCAGGGCCGACCCTGGCGACGTGCCGCAAAATGTCCTCCCGACCTTCCCGATGCCACCGGGCAACATCTTGTGCAGTTGCGGTCAGCGTCATCATGTAGTGTTCGTTGAGGCAACATTTCCCGCACCGGGTACAGGCGGAGGCGATCCAAGCCGGCGTAGGCATTCCTGCCGCTCCCTCGGGCGACTGTCCGGCAGATTCTGGATCTTCGATCACAATCCTCTCCCTTACTCCACAACAAGCGCGTCTGACCATTTAGTGGTCATATTATCCCTGACGGTTTGAACAACCTCACGGATACCGATATGACCGTCGAACATACTCCTCCCGCTGCGCTCTCGCCGCGCCAGCGCGCCCGCGAGGTGGCCAGCCTCATCGCGTTGGGCATAGCCCGCCTTCATGCCACCCGGCCGCGAGAGCACGATATTCCGCTTGGCTTCTCGCCCGCCGAGCGCCTTCATACAACTCCCTCTCAACCAGGAGTTTGACAATGAAGGCAGCCATTCCAGAACGATCCGTCGCCGCCCGCGTGGCCGCTCTTGCCAACATGCCGATGCCCGATCTCTGGGTGCTGTGGGACAAGTACTTCCCGCGCCGCCCCGGACACCACAACCGCAGCTACGTGGAGTCCCGCATCGCCTACAGGATCCAGGAGGAAGCCTTCGGCGGCCTCAAGCCCGAGGTACGCCACCAGCTCATGCGCATCGGCGAAGCACAGTCGAGAATCAAGCAGCGCATCGTCCGTGAGATCAGCATCGTGCCGGGCACGGTGCTGGTCCGCGAGTACGGCGACCGCGAGCACCGGGTCACGGCCCTCGCCGACGGCGGCTTCGAGTACGAGGGGCGGCGCTTCAAGAGCCTGTCGGCGGCGGCACGTCACATCACCGGCAGCCAGTGGTCCGGGCCGGTGTTCTTCGGCCTGGTCAAGTCGCAGCGGGAGAAGAAATGAACGCCGTCGTGACCAAGAAGCGCTGCGCCGTCTATACCCGCGTCTCCACCGACGAGCGGCTCGACCAGTCCTTCAATTCGCTGGATGCGCAGCGCGAGGCCGGGCACGCCTACATCGCGAGCCAGCGCGCCGAAGGCTGGCTTCCGGTTCCCGACGACTACGACGACGGCGGCTACTCCGGCGGGAACATGGAGCGGCCGGCGCTGAAACGCCTGCTCGACGATATCATGGCGGACCAGATCGACATCGTGGTGGTCTACAAGATCGACCGGCTGACCCGCTCGCTCATGGATTTCGCCCGGCTGATCGAGCTCTTCGAGCGCCACAAGGTGTCCTTCGTCTCGGTCACCCAGCAATTCAACACCACGACCTCGATGGGCCGGTTGATGTTGAACATCCTGCTCTCCTTCGCCCAGTTCGAGCGCGAGGTTACCGGCGAGCGCATCCGCGACAAGATCGCTGCCTCCAAGCGCAAAGGCATCTGGATGGGCGGCTACGTCCCGCTGGGCTACGAGGTCAAGGAGCGCAAGCTCCTCGTGGTCGAAAGCGACGCGGAGACCGTGCGACGCATCTTCCAGCGCTTCGCCGAGCTGCGCTCGGTGACCGAGCTCTCGCGCGAGCTGGTGGCAGAGGGCATCACCACAAAACCGACCCGACTCAAGGACGGCGGCACCCGCAACGGCACGCCGATGGACAAGAAGTATCTCTCCAAGATGCTGAGGAACCCGATCTACGTGGGCGAGATTCGGCACAAGGGCTCGAGCTACGCCGGCCAGCATGAGCCCATCATCAGCCGGCAGCTGTGGGACCGGGTGCAGGAGATCCTGGCCGAGGACGCATACGCCCGGATGGGAGTGACCCAGACGCGCGGCAAGACCGATGCGCTGCTGCGCGGACTCCTCTACGACATGAACGGGGTGAAGTACCACGTCACTTTCTCCACCAAGGCCTCTGGCAAGCGCTACCGCTACTACATCCCGAAGGTGGACAAGCGCTATGGCTACCGAACCAGCGCCACCGGTCCGATGCCGGCCGATCAGATCGAGGAGGTGGTGGTGAACCTGGTGCTCCAGGCGCTGCAGTCGCCCGAGTCCATGCAGGCGGTCTGGAACCACGTTCGGGCGCAATACCCCGAGATTGCCGAGCCAACGGTGGCACTGGCCATGCGCCGGCTGGCCGAGGTGTGGAAAGCATTGTTCCCGGCCGAGCAGGTGCGGCTCGTGAATCTCCTCATCGAGCGCGTCGTGCTGCTCGCGGATGGCGTCGACATCGTCTGGCGGGAGGCCGGCTGGAAGGAGCTGGCCGGTGAGCTCGCGCCTGAGACGCTCGGCGGCGAGATGCTGGAAGCGGAGTGAGCCCAATGAACCGCACGCGGAAAGAGGTCGTTCCGGCTGGGCAACCCTTTGATCGCCGGCACCCGCTGGAGACGGGCGAGGTGCGCATCACCACCTTCGTGCCCCTGCAGTTCAAGCGGCGCGGCATCAAGAAGGTGGTTGTCGGCCCCGCCGGCGTCGACGAGCCGGTCAAGGTCAGCGACCCGAACCCGGCGATCTCGCCGAACCAGGATCCGGCTTTGCTGCGGGCGCTGGGCCGTGCCCTCTACTGGCGGCACCTCCTGGATACGGGTGCGGTTGCCGACACGGCCGAGATCGCCGAGCGGGAGGGGCTGCACAGGACCTTCGTCAACGACCACCTGCGCCTGGCCCTCCTCGCGCCCGACCTCGTGGAGGCCGCCCTCCGCGGGGCCTTGCCGCGAACGGTGACGCTGTTGGGCCTGCTACGAGACGGCATCCCGTTGTGCTGGCAGACGCAGCGGATGCGGATCTTCGGCTGAATTTCCGCACGGGATCGCCTGCGCGGACCGGATCACGATTCAAACTACCGGGACGAAACCCGCGCCGTTGCTGGGCCTCGTGCGAAGAGCGCTCTTCGCAGAAACAGAGAACGGAGAGCGCTGAGAGGGCGAAAACGGCGGAAAACCCGGCGAAGCTGCCGGCGGCGCTCTTCGCACCACTCGCCGAAGCCGCGCCAGTGCTGGCGCACCGGGAGATGTGAAAAAGCCCGGAGCATGTCCGGGCTTTGGTGTCTTGGTGGACCGAAAGGGGATCGAACCCTCGACCTCCGCATTGCGAACGCGGCGCTCTCCCAGCTGAGCTATCGGCCCGTTATCGGTTGGGAAGTATACCAAAAT